GGCCAGCCGATGACAGCGCCTCCAAGCCTACCAGCGAGAAAGGCTATGATTTGACCATCAACACGCCGAAAAAAGAGCTGCCCATCAGCTTTGAAGAGCTGCGCCAACGGATCAACAGCCAGATGGCGCTTTTTGATTATCCAAAAGCCAAGCCTATCCCGAAAGATGCTCAGCCAACCGGCGAGAAAGACTCGGTCAATCTTGTTTATCAGCATACGGCCTCTGAAAGCCTAAGCATGATTATTTCTGCCAGCCCGGAAAACAAAAAGCCGCGCGGATTACTTATTTTTGCCGCGCCCGTTGGAGAAAGTAACCCCGTTGATTTGGTGGGCTTGTTTTTCCAAGCCTGCGCCATCTTGACCGCGCCCATTGCTGACGGCTCGGCCGCCGGCGACGCCAAAAGTAAGGAGCTGTCGGCCAAACTTTTAAAAATGAGCATCAAACTTGCGGTGGATTTCGGTGAGAATCCGGAGGAACAGGCCAAAGATTCCTACACGGAAGACGGCATCACTTACGGCATCGCCTTCACGCCCGGCCTGCCTGTTATGTTCAATCTGTCGCTGGATGAATAAAAAACATGATAGTCGGACTTTTCGAATTGACCGTATAGACGGCGGCATTGTCAAAACACGTACCAGCGAAGTGTTTTATTTATAAGAATTTGCTACCGCTGGATTTTTTTGGATATTTAGAGGATTAGGAATGAGTATCCCTTTAGGAAAGATCATAACCGCTCCTGAAGATTTGTGTCTTTATGGGAATGCTGATAAAACAGTTACCTTTTTTTCTCAGCTTTATATGGATACTCCTGTTATTTGTATTGACCTATCTCATACTCGCCAGATTACTGCGGCGGCTGCATTGGCTTTGTATGCTCATGTAAACAATATTCAGCAGGAGCGCGGATTCACACAATCTGTTATCGTTAATTGTGCAAACTCTCCGGTTGCAGAGCTTTTGAGAAAGACAAAATTACTGGACGCCTTAACTCATCCGGTTGGACAAGGCAGTCCAGATGGTCTGTTCCAGTTTGTTAAGTGTGCAGAAATTGAGAAAGCAAGAAAGTCGACTTTTGCGCAATTGGATTATTATCAAAAGGCTTTTGCTAAAGTAGGTAAATACAGCGTAGATGAAGTTGAGAACTTCTTTAGGACTCTTCGTCATGCTATCAAAGAAGCGCAATTAAATATCGCTAACCATGCTTATATAGACAGCAAAGCTAGTGATGACAAGTATGACCATTATCGGGATAAAATGTGGTGGCAGATGTTTTGGTATACCCCAGCCCTACGGCAAGTCCATTTTTTGATTTATGATTTAGGAGTTGGGATTGTAGATTCTTATGTTAATCATGCTACGGTAGATAGGAATAAAGATTATTCTGCGATACCTGATAATCGGATTTTGGAAGAGGCTTTGAGGCCCGGCATGAGTAGGATGATTGGCGATGGACGCGGCTTTGGTCTTTCTTGTTTGACAGAGCCTCTTGACAATCTCCCAGGTTCTAGCTTATTTTTAAGAACAGGTCGCGCCGCCTACCATTGTAACGGTCGATTGGCTAAAAATGACAATCTTGATTTTTTGTTTTACCCTAATTGCTCATTGTCTGGGACCATGGTTGAATGGTCTTTTCAATTACCCCACTAAGGATATATGTTATGTCTGATACTGTTACTCTACGTATTGCTGATTATTCAAATGACCCCTGGGGAAGAAATGATGAAGATAATGCTAAAGGCTTGAATGGGGCTAGTTTCCGAGAAAAATACTTGTTACCTGCTCTAAAAGAATCACAAACTGTCATCATTGACTTTAATGGTTTGCGCGATTATTTAGACTCTGCTTTTCTCGGCGGCGTTTTTGTTGATTTAGTCAAAAAAAATGGCTTTAGTTATGATGAAGTTCGTGACCGTGTCAAAATACATGCGGATTTCCAATATTATCCGTTGACCGTTGGGAAAATCTTGAAACTAGCAGAATCAGAGCAAGATCGCTTGGCAAAATTGGCTCAAAATTGATATGGACGGCTATTCTGTTTTCAAAGACATATTATTTCCATCTTCCACTTTTATAATCGGATTATTTGTTCAGCATTGTTACGAAAAGAGAAAAGGCAAGCAAGAAAAATTAGACGCCATTGATAATCGTATTGAGCGGTTGATTTCAGCCGCAGAGTCAGAAACTGTTTATAGTGCGCGGCTCCATTTTAATGAGCTTCAAAGAGGGACCAGGAAGTTTTGTGTAGATTATAAAATTAAAATTGATATTAACCCTGAATTATCAGACTTGAGTATTGCCTGCACATCAGGGACGCTGGACAAGGAATTAGCTACATCCGCTTCAATTAATTTGATTAATAAAATTAAAAATGCCCGCTGGAATTCAGAAGGCCCTTTTTTTTTTGGCACTATTTTTTTTTTCTCACGGGCAGCATGGCATGAGCCGTCGAATCGGCGATGGTCGTGGCAACGGCCTTGCAAATGTGGTCACCGGCGTAAAAGAATGGAAGGACTCACAGCTACTAATTCTAAGTAGAAAGGCCAAAGGAAGACTGTTGGACGGCAAGTTTACAGCTCAACAATCAAGATTTATAATCAAAGGAACTTTAATCGAGTGGGCATTTCGCTTACCGGAGTCAATAAAATGATAAAAAATAAATATATCGATATTTTGGATTTTTCAGATGACCCTTGGGGGCGCTCTGCTGAAGATAATCCTGACAGCAACGGTAATGACTTTCGCAAACGCTTTCTGACTGATGCTTTTCGTACATCCGACAAGGTAACAGTTGATTTTTCTAAATTACGCGACGTTCCCGATTCCGCATTCTTAGGTGGATCGTTTGTCAATTTGATTAAAGAAGACGGCTTCTCCTATGAAGAAGTTTTAGATAAGCTGGTCATACTTCCCGAAGACGGCTTCCTCCCAAAACTTGTGAGGAGAATTATCGAGTTGGCGCGTGATGAACATAAACGTGTTTCAGGTATGCAATGAATGCACCGAATTTGGATCAGTGGGACAAACTGATTAACATTGTCAATAACCTTTTTAGCATTATTGTTTTTGTCGCTGGGAATTTATTAGGTGCATATATCCAATATAGGCATAATCTCAAGATTAAAGAGATTAGTGAACGAAATAGAAGGAAAGAGGCAAAAGAAAAAAGTCTATCTGAAATTGAATACGATCTATTTAATCATATGGAGAATATTTGCTCAAAAAAAGATATTCAGCTTATCACTTTAGCCGCAAACCTTATCAAATCAAGAATTAGTAGGTTTTGCAATGAATATCAAATATCTCTTGATGATATTAATCCTCCATTAATTGATTTTTTTATCGTCTCTAGTGATGGTAGATTTAATTCTGCTGAATTAAATCTTGCGATTATCAATTTGAAAGATACATTAAGAAAGTTATCTTCTGATACTAATTAAACAAAAATGCCCTCTGAAATTCAGAAGGCATTTTTTTTTGTTTGGCTAATATTTTATTTTGAGCATGGCTTGATAATTGGCGAGTTCGCGCTCGGCGTGGTTGAATGCGTCGATGTCGGCGGCTTCGCGGCTTTTTTGCAGCCAGTATTTAATCTGTCGGTCGATCCATGCGTAGGGATCATGAGCTTTGTTTTCCATTTTTTAGAATCTCCGTAGTTTCGCCTGTCGGCTGGAAGTTGTTGGTCGGCGCGTCTTCGTAGAGCGTGATGTCGGGGACGATGCGCGCTTCAAATTGTATGCTTGCGGTATAGCCGCCGCTGTCGATTTTATGCGAAACCTCGGTAATTAGCCAGGCTTCTGCGTCGATTTCGGGCTTGAAGCCTTGGACGATGGCAGGCGTTTCGGGGTAGAGGTCGGGGCGGCCGACGGCCAGCGTAATGCTAAATTCAGCGACGCCGCGCTGGATTTTTTTAAATGCGCCGCGCGCGCCTGACCATGCGCCGCTTTCGGTGGCATACAGATGGCGCAGGGTTTTGATTTTTTGGCCTTCGGTGTTGACTTTTTGGTTGTCGTTTTCTTTTTTCTTGGCTTTAAAGGTTTTGCCTTTGACGGTCTTGGTTTGCTGGGTGGTTTTTTTATTGGGGTAGGCGTTGTCTTTGTTGACGATGACCTCTTTTTTTTGGCCTGTCTTTTTGTCGGTGTAGTAGGCGCGCACGGCCTGATAGCTATTGCTGCTTGAGTATGTAAAGCTGTGGCTGTCGCCGCTGGCGCGCGTGATGGTGGTGGGCTGGATGGGCTGGCCGCTGGCGGTTTGGCTCTCGCCTGCCGGGATAAATAAGAGCTTGCCGTTTTTGATGGTGGCGATGGCGTCGTACTGCTCGGCGAGGCGGCTCATAAAGGACGCGTCCGATTCGTTGGTCTGGTCGATGTGTTCAATTTTTTGACTTTGAAAATCCTTGCTGATGATGTATTCGTACTTGTGCTTTTTGGCGATGGTTTCGATGATTTGGTAGAGGGTTTGCTTGTGCCAGCTTTTCTCTACCTGCTCGGCGAGGGTTTCGGCGAGGTCGGCGGCGCGCGCGGTAATGCTTAGGCGGTCGGGGCTGCCGGAGGCGGTAAATTCGGAGACGAGATATTCGCCTTTCTCGACGAGGCCAGTTTCTTTATAGCCCAGCTTGAGCGTGATTTTGCTGCCTGTTTTTGGGATGGAGATGGTGCCGTCGTGGTCGTCCAATTCGATGGTCAGCTCGTCGGCCTCGAATCCGCGCTTGTCGGTCAGGCTGATGCTGATGATGCGGCTCATGGCTTGCGTGCCAAAGCGGCGGCCGTCTATGGTCAGCTCTGCCGCCGGCGTGAGATGTCGGGCGTTTTTGCCGCTGACTTCGTCAAAGATTTTGGCGGCGGCTTTTTGGGCGGCCGCGCTGATGGAATCAAAATTTAATTGCATGGCGTTAAATTTCTGTCAGGTTTTGGACGGAGGAGACGGACACGG